CCGATGATTTGAACGAACCTCATGTGAAAATCACTATGAACATGATGTACGCCGAGCAACAGCAAACAAATAAGATGCTGGCTCAGGCGGTGACTCATTTGGAGCATTTGGCTGATTTGCCTGAGCGTGTTCGTGCGCTGGAGATGATTTCCGCCGAGCAACGCCAATCTATCAAAGACATGAAGGCTACCCAGAATACTGCTAAGGGTGCGCTTGTTGGTTCCCTGATTGCGGTTATTGGCACATTCGTCAATCTATTGCTAGGAAAATAAATGTCTGACATTACTTGTTTTTACGAACCTATTACTGGCCCAGGGTGGGAACGCCGTGACCAATTGGGTGATTTTCAGTCATACCGTAAACACCCTCATTTGGGGGAAGACTGGGGTTTCAAGACTGGCTCTGCGGGTAAACCTATTCGTAATATTCACGCAGGTAAAGTGACCAAGATTGAAAACGGCGAAGCCCTTGGCTGGACTGCGTATGTGAAACTTATATGCCCTAATAAGTGTGAGTTTGACGGTGCGACCATTGAATACAACCACATGCAAGAAAAGCCAGCGTTGAAAGTTGGTCAGGAACTTTTGGCTGGTAAAGATTTGATTGGCAAGATTGGTGCAACAGGTTCGGCTTTATCTGCCAGCGGTGCTAACCATTTACACGCTTCTATGGCGTTTGCTGACACTCCTCACGGTCAGCCTTTGGCTAAGAAAATTTCTATTGTGAAGGCTATTGACCGTTCATCTAAGCAACGTAAAGCCAACATGGAGGCTAAAAAGGCGGCCGAAAATGTCTAAGCAAGGTTTGAAGATTCGCCTAAAAGTCATTTTGGCTTTGCTTGGCGAAATCATTTGGCGTTCATTTGGCCTATTCCTGAAGTATCTGCCAGCGGGTGTTTTGCTGGGTGCAGGGTCAACCGTGGCTACTGGCGATAAGATGATGTTTTTGCTTGGCCTAATCGTTGCGTTTATCCCTGCGTTGCTTGAAGCGTATGCCGAAATTGGTGAAGAAATCGCTGAAACAGGTGTTGCTACTAAGGCAGGTGTCAACCGTGGTTTTGCCAAGGCTATCCGTTTGATTGAGTCTAAAGAGCGTGAACTAAAGCAAAAGAAGTAGGCTAGTGGTATGACCACTTATCGCTATCTTTTTTGCGACTTGCTCAGTAATCAAATTCTGGCTGAGTTGCCAATTACGGGTGTCAATTTCACTCAGCAACTAAATTCGGCAGGTACCCTGTCAGGGTCGTTGTTGTTATCTGGGTTGTCTTCAGCGTCTAACGCAACTAACGCAACCATCCCTGCTAAGTGTGGCATCTATGTTGACCGTGACGGTGAACTTGTTTGGGGAGGCATTATTTGGTCCCGTGAGTACAACTCGGCTGACCAACACATAACCATCCAGGCTCGTGAGTTTGAGTCTTATTGGGAACGCCGCCGAATCACAACCACCCAAGGGTTTACTAATCAAGACCAATTGTTTGTGGCTCGTCAACTTGTTAACACTGCCCAGGCTGAAACTAATGGCAACATCGGCATCCAGGTAGGTACTGAAACCTCGGGGGTACTTATTGACCGTGTGTTTTACTCGTACGAACTGAAATCCCTTTATTCTGCGCTATTGGACCTAAGCCGTTCAAATGACGGTTTCGATTTCCACATAGATGTGGCTTATGACGGTTCGGGTGTTCCAACAAAGACTTTGCAACTTGAATATCCGATGTCAGGCACACGCTATTCATCGACTAACCCAGATGCTCCATTTTTTGAGTTCCCTGCGGGCAACATCGTTGAATACTCATACCCTGAAGATGGTTCCATTACCGCTAACGTCATTTACGTTGCAGGTGCAGGGTCTAACGAAGGTAAACAAATTACCACCGCCAGTGACACAACCAAATTGTCAGACGGGTGGCCTTTACTGGAAGATTCGGCTAACTATTCAGACATTACCGACTTGACCCTTTTGGGTGAGTTGGCGGCTGGCCAGGTTGCGGCGGTTGCTTATCCTCCGACTACTTTGAAGATTGTGGCACCGCCGTATGTTGACCCTGTTTTGGGTTCGTACCGTATTGGTGACGATGCCCGTGTGCGTATCATCGATGACCGTTTCCCTAACGGGTTGGATTCTGTGTACCGTATTGTTGCTTTGTCAGTGACTCCAGGTGAAACTGGACCTGAGCAAGTGACCCTGACTTTGACCCTGCCTACCGCTTAGGAACTCATGCCTTTTATCAATCTGCCACCAAACCTTCAGGCTATTTTTCAGAGCCTTGCTGACCGTGTTCTCAAGTTGGAGATGGCTAACCGTTTCACGGCACCTAACGTAGATTTTGCAACTAACACCCCTGCTAACCCTCGCAAGGGCGACCAGTTCTACGACACTAATGCTCAGATGATGAAGTATTGGAATGGTACGGCCTGGGTTGAAATGGCTGACAACTTGTACGGTACAACTGTCAACGCTTTGGCAACTACCATGCAATCAGCGAACAACAACATGGTGTACACGGGCAGTCCAGTAGATATTGATGTGCAACGTATTGGCAAGATGATTACTGCTAACGCTTCGATTACTTTTACTAACGTGACTAATTTTGGTACAGGCCAGTATTACTTTGACCTTCCTGCCAGTATCCCTGCTAGGGCGCATGATTTGGCGGCAAGCGGGTTCCTAACCGTGGGCGGTACAACTTACACAATTTTTGGCACTCTCGGCAAAACCGATACCAAAATGTACCTGTGGCATCCGACATCTAATGGTGGCTCTGATACCGTGACTTACAACAAGCCAGCGGTGCTAACAACTAGCGCAGTTATGAACATTACGGGCGTTGCACTTTTGGCGTAATCGCACTAGCGTGAAACCATAAAGGAAGGCTTGAACCTATGGGATTACTTGACTCGCTTGAACCTAAAAGACGCATGACACCGTGCCGTGTCCGTACCGTGCTAAGTGAATTAGACGAGAAGGATGTTGAAAAGTTGACTGCGGCGTTAGCGGATGAAAAAGGGTGGCCTCATTACACGTTGTCTAAGACGCTAAGACCTATGGGTGTTTTGATTAGCGCAGACGCTATTACCCGTCACCGAACTGGAGTTTGTTCATGCTCGAAGGGCTAGACAATTTACAACCTGCACCAAAAATTGATGCGCCTAATGGTTGGCGACCTGCGGTTGAATTTGATGGCACCGAGGGAACTGCTACTACTAGCGGTTTTGAAATTGGCGAGAAACCAAACTTTGACGAGTTTCTGAAAGAGCGTGGGTATGACCCTGCCGAGTATGAAGTTGACGGTAATTCAATTCGTACAAGTCAGTGGCAGGTTGCTTCACCGTGGCCCGCTGAACCACGTTGGCTAACGTCTTACCGATTTCATTTCAAAAAGCGTACAGGTCCACAACTTGATTTGCCTTTGCTTTATTCCCAGGTAAAGAAAACTAAAACACCTAAGCCACATCCTGAGCGACCAATTGAGATTGCAACGTTGGTGCAGTGGGCTGATACTCAAACTGGAAAAGTTGACCATCGTGGTGGCACCCGTGAACTTATCGAACGTGTGAACGATAAACGCAGTGACTTGGAAGCGTTTATCAAAAAAACTAAACCGCAACTTCTCATGTTCAACGATTTGGGTGACGGTATTGAAGGTTTTGAATCAGGTGGCAACCCTATGCGAGGCAACGATTTAAGTTTGATGCAGATGGTCGATTTAGAAACCACGATGCGCTGGGAAACTTTGAAAATGATGTCAAAGTACGCACCCGTAATCGCAACATCTATCGGTAGCAATCACTGTCAGTGGCGACAGGGAAAATTGAAACTTGGCACACCTCATGATGATTGGGGTATTCACATCAATCGTACGTTGGCACGGTTGTCACATGAAAAAGAATTGCCTATCAAGTTTTATGAGCCTGAGCCTTTTCAGGAAGGTTTAGCGATTGACGTTTTTGGTGACGGATATCACGTGCCTGGGTTTATTCACGGGCATCAAGTTCGTACGCCTGACCAGGTACCTAATTGGTGGCGTGGTCAGTGCCACGGTAATCAGCCCCTAGCAGGGGCTACGATGCTTTTTCACGGCCATTGGCATCACACTTACGTTAGAGAGTCAGGGCGTATCCAAGACCGCTCTAAATGGATTGTAGGGAATCCGACCCTGGACAACGGTAGTTCGTTTTATAGGCAGACCGCTGGAGATGATTCTGACCCTGGGCTATTGGTCCTAAATCTAGAGGCTCAAACGCCTTTCCGTGGCACCATTCACAAACTCTAAATTCCGACACGCCGACAGAAACTTTTTTGGGTTTTTGTCACATTCTCTCGAACAACTGTGCTAGATTTTAGTTGTCAGGGAAATCCCCTGGGAAATGGAGGGTTCAAGATGTACGTTTCAAAGAAATCAGATGGCCGTGAGGTCGTCAATTACTCATGTAAAGAAACCGCTCAGTTCATCCGTGCAGAGTTGAAAAAACACTTTCCTGGCGTGAAGTTCTCAGTTGTTTCTCACGTCTATTCAGGCGGTGCGTCAATCCGTGTCAAGTACAACGATGAATCAATTGGCGAGCGTGACGTTATGTCCCGTGCCAAGTTTTTCGAGGGTGCAACTTTTGATGCGATGACTGACTACAAAGATTACAAAAATTCATTCTTCAACGGTCAGGAAGTTTGGTGGGGTGCTGATTATGTGTTCGTAGACAACGAAGCCAAATGGAATGTTAGCCGTGAAGACGAGGAACGCTACAACAAAGTGATGGGATGGTAAAAATGTCAAAGTATGAATTTTCAAAAGACCACGATTGGATTGTGCTACTTGGTCTTAGCAAACTACGCAAGTCATGGGCTGATTTCAGTGACGAAGACCTTGCAGATTACCCGAACGTAAAAGAAAATCGTGACTTCATTATTCAAGCATGTGATGAAGTTGCGGCTGAAATAAATTCTCAGCGACCAGTTGCGTGGGACATCGTAAAAGCGTGACCAAACTGTTATCAAACTAATTCAATAAATGTCAGGGGTATTCGATACCTTTGAACTAAACAGGAAGGCTAAATTATGAACAACGTTCTAGCAGTATCCCCAGACCAAAAGGCCTGGGACCAGAATCAGGTTGCCGCTCTAAAGCAACTTGGACTATCGGATGCAAGCCCAGGTGACTTGGCTTTGTTCCTTCACTATGCCCAGCGCACAGGCTTGGACCCATTCAGCCGTCAGATTTACATGATTGGCCGTAATTCCAAGGATGGCAAAAAGTGGACCATTCAATCATCGATTGACGGTTTACGAATTATTGCCCAGCGTTCGGGTGAGTACGCAGGTCAGACTGCACCGATGTGGTGCGGTGAAGATGGCCAGTGGACCGATGTGTGGTTGAGTGCCAAGCCTCCAGTTGCCGCAAAGATTGGCGTGTACCGTAAAGGTTTCACCGAGGCTTTATGGGCGGTTGCTCGTCTTGATTCGTACGCACCTAAATACAACGGTCAACTATCTGGGTTGTGGGCGACCATGCCAGATGTCATGTTGGCCAAGGTTGCTGAGTCGTTGGCATTGCGTAAAGCGTTTCCTAACGACCTGTCAGGTATTTACACCACTGAGGAAATGGCTCAGTCGGACAAGGTAAACCCTCCAGTTGCCCAGTCGATTGAGGCTGAACTTATTGAGCCTTACACCGATGAACAACGTACACGGATTGTGAAAGCAATTGCTGAAGCAACAAACAAGAATCAGTTGCGTGACATTTACAATACATGCGCTGACCACTTGACCGAGGAATGGGTCAACTCGTTGGGTGAGGTTGTGACCCTTCAGGCCCTTATTGTTAGCCGTTCAAACGAAGTACCAGAGGAGTAAATCATGTTCAAGGCACTACTAATCGGAATTGGCGGCGGATTGGCTATCGGAGGGTTTTGGACTCTCCAGGACACTTACCCAGTAGTTGCCAAGGTAATTGTTTTGGTTGTTTCAATCCCAGCGATTGTTTGGGCAGTTAGGAAAGCGTAATGCAGGAAATCCTAAACATCATCCGCACACTCCGTAAAAAGATTGCACGGCAAACCTCGACCCTGGCCAATTTTGGTAAGGCTCGTCAACAAGCACAACTCGACATTCTTGATGTTGTGGAAAAGAAAATTATTGAACTCTACGAGAAGGGAGAACCAAAGTGAATGAATTAGCAACAGGGTTTTTGTTTGTTATCGGGGGCCTAGCGGCTCTAGGTGTCGGAATCTTCGGCTTGTTGTTTCTACTTTATGTATTGGGTAAAGCCGCAGATAAGAAAAGACCACGTTAGTGGCAAAGCATCGAGGCGGAAGACCGTACCCGTTTCTGTGGGAAGTGAGGTATCTGAAAAATCAGTATTTCCACTTTTGGAAACCATCCCTGAAAAGACGGGTGCGTTCTATCGGGTCACGTGGAAAAACCACTATTGGGTTGTTCAAGGTGAGTCAGCGCAACAAGTAATTGACGAGTTGGCCCGTGAGGGTGTGACTGGAATAAGAATTAGGAAGGCTATGAGTTATGAAAACCCCAGTGTTTGAGGCAGGTTGGTCGAAGTTCACCACCGTGCAGAAATCGGCTGAGTACCGTGGGCGTGTGGAAGCGTACCAAAATGTTTTGGATTGGATTGGCAAGGTTGAGAAGCCTACGGCTCAGTTGAAGCAATTGGCTAAGTCGATTGATGCTGAGTTGGCTAAGGTCAAAGCATGACCCTGCATTTGGCGGATGAAACTTTCCGCAAGGCGATTAGTGATGCGTTCAAGGCTGGCCGTGAATCAGGTGTCTTTGACCTTGAGATGGCTTTGCTGGGCATGATGCCCGATGAAGGCAACACGGTTCACATTACGAACCTGGGTGACATTGCTCACATTTATACATCTAAGGGCTACATTCGATTGGACTCGTTAGTTGACTCTGGTAAATCTGAGTGAGGCTGAGGTGCGTGTATGCACTCTGATAGCCTCTGAGCGGTGGCTGGCCAAGCGTGAGAGCGTTGACCGACCAAACTATGCCGAGGGTAAATCCAAGGGCTACCTGGAGCATGAGTTGTTGGCTAACATTCGTGCAAACGTGTGTGAGTATGCGGTGTCAAAGTTGTATGCGTTGCCGTGGACTTTCCCGTGGTATCCGAACTCTGAGCATCCTCGCCGTAAAGACCATCCCGATGTGGGCCAGAAGGTTGAGGTGCGTTGCATCCGTACCCGTGACGCTGTACCTGTGTGGCAAAAGGATGTAAATAAGGGTGCCATTATTGTGGCGGCTAAGGTGCTTGAAGATGAGTATTTTTCTCAGGTTGAGGTTTACGGTCACATTCCCGTAAGTGCTTGCCAAAATGATGCGTGGTTCAGTTCTAGTGAGGGGTGTTGGCGTGTGCCGTTGGCTTCGTTTGTACCCTTTGACGAGAACTAGGTCAGACCCCTAAACTGACCAAGGGTTGATAGGTTTACACGGTTCCCCAAATGTCCCCCCATTTCCCACCGTGTGAGAAGTTCAAGTCTTCTCCAACCCACTTAGAAAGGATGACGTTGATTTGTTTGCGTTGTGGTTGTGAAGACCTTACGGGTCAGATAGCCAAGCGTGTCGAGAGGCACACAAGTCAACTATGTTCATCGTGCCGTGCAAGGCCAGCCGAGAAGGTTGATTCTGATTTGGGGAAGTGCAAACCGCATAAGGGGGATTTTGATTTGGATAGAAACATTCCGTTGGATATTCAAGGGACACCGTACATGCCTGGGTATCGCAGGTGTGGCAACGCTGATTGTGTTGAGCCTGAACACATTGTGCCTGAGATTGAATTTGAGCGCATTAGCATTTCGTACCGTACTGGTATTCGTTTGACTCCAGATGAGCAGATAAAGATTTTGACCGCTGAGTTGTTTGGCCGTAGGAAAAAATCATGACTTATACGTTCAAGTGTGTGGCTCATAAAAAGCCTATGTTTTCGTATGTTCAACAATCTATGAAGGATGAGTTAAAGGCCCCGCACTGCCTAACGTGTGGCTCTGTAATGGTTCGTGTGTATGACGCACCGCCTGTTAGTTGGATGGGTAGTGGTTGGGCTGGTAAATCATGATGTGGTTGATGATTTTGTTTTTGATTGCTCTCGTCACGGGTATTGCTTTTATTGAATCGCCTGGGTGGTTTTGGCGCATGTTGTTTTGGATTGAGATGCGATTGCCTAAAGAGATTGATGAATTATGAGCGTGAGCGAGTCTTGTTCCTGTGGTGCATCGTTTACGGCTGAACGTAATGATGAGGTCAAGATGTTGAATGACTGGCGTAAGAATCACAAGTGCCGTGAGCGTAATGACTTTATGGCGATTGATGTTTCACGGTCTGAGGCCGCTCCAGATTTCACTGCAAAAGAAATGCACATTGGTTTCCGTGGGTCGGAGTTTGACGATGACTAAATTCGGGCATACAATCGTGACCACAACTAAATAGAAATTCCCTCCGACTTTTTGGGTCGAAGGGAAATCCCACTGAAGCAACTTAGTAGTTATATCTTACTGAGAATAATTCTCAATAAGCAAGTGGGTACACGGAGGTCCGTTGACCGTTAGGCCGTGTCTAAGTCAACTTGCTCTGGACTCACCATCCGAGATACTGGGCGTTATAGGCCGTCAGTTTTGCATACCTGGAAAATTGGTGAATCATTAGACCCAGGTACGAGTGGCCTGAGAGAGCCGCAGAACCGTCTAGGTGGCACTGAACCGTGTCTACCCAGTGTCCTAGCAACTTAGGCGGTGTTTGGCGTAGACAGTCAGTATCGCAAGACCTGACCCCGAATTGACCCGATGGTACCTGTACCGCTGGATTGAGGAGGTGCTGACTAAGCCCTTCTCTCCCCTTCAGGAAACCTCCCCGCTGAAAAGTATTTGGTGACACGGTTGTGTTTTAGATTTGACATTACCCAGAACATCTGTTCTAATTGGTATGTGGGCGGAAGTACCGCTCGGAAATGGGGTTCGGATGTCAGAAGTAGCAGTGGCTAAAAAAGTGGCCAAGTATCACTTCCAGAGTATTTGGGATGAGGCATGTCAGGCCTTTGCCAAGGCTTATGCCGAAGCGGGTGTCCAGAAGTATGTGGTGGGCGATGCCATCGGTTTGAGCGACCAGATTGACTATTCCAAAAAGGTTTACGTCATGGAGGGTTTGTGCGGGTTTGCTTGGGTCAACGTGGGCGATGGCCGTTCATCGTTTGCTCGCTGGTTGAAGGAAAACAACTACGCCAACAAGGATTACTACGGCGGGTACCAGATTTGGTCAAGTCGATTCGGTAGCGATAGTAGCCAGTCAGTAGAGCGTAAAGAGGCGGGTTGTCGTGCGGCGGCTGAGGTGTTCAATTCTTACGGCTTGAAGGCTTACGTAGCCAGCCGTTTGGACTAAGACACGCCGATGCGGATGTTCCAGGATTTGACACGGGATAGAACATCTGTGCTACTATTTAGTTGTGAGGGACAGGCCCTCGGAAATGGGGAATGAAATGTCAGAGTTCAAAAAGTACGGTCACGGAGATGACGCTCCTATGCACCGTGAGTACCAGGGTGACGGTTGTTTAGTTTGTGGCCGTGAAGTCAAGAATCAAAAGTTTTTCATGAACTTGACTGTTGACCACCAAATTTGGTCAAACGCTGAAGGCGCATGTGAAGCGGGGATTGACCAAGGTTTCTTTGTGATTGGTAGCGAGTGTGCCAAGAAGTTTGAAGATGGCGTGTTGTTTGAGGAGGGGGCGTAAGCCCCCAGGAGGGAATCAAAATGTTTGACGTTCAAGAGGGATACGGAAACTTCGTGATTGTTGTTTATGACCACGATGAGTTTGACGACTGGGTAGTTTCATCGGAGGAACAATACGATGAGGCACTAAAGACTGCCAAGATTCAGGAAAATTTTTTCCGCAACAATTTCAACGTAGAAGTAGCAATTTACAACGGATACAACAAGGTCTACTCGAAAAAAGTCGGTAGCCAAAACGTTTACGCATAACCGAACATCCGTGCTACACTCGATAACAAAGGAAGGCTCCTAATGGATAAAGCAACACTAATCAAAGCCCTAGTCGATTACGACAACTCACGGGCCAGAAGCAAACAAACCGCTATCGGTGTATCGTCACTGGGCGATTGCCGCCGTAAAGTGTGGCACATGATTCAAGGTGACAAGCCAACAAACGACAACGTGCTACGCCTACCAGCAATCATGGGTACCGCTATTCACGCCGCAATTGAAACTGCAATCGGTGACGAAGATGGCCGCTACCTAATTGAACACCGTGTAGAACTAGACGGACTACCACCTGCAACCATCGACTTTTTTGACACCGCCGAATGTGAAGTAATCGACTGGAAAACCATTACCAAAAAGAACATCGATTATTTTGTGACTCAGCAAAAACGTTGGCAGGTACAGGTTTACGGATACCTAATGACTCAGGCTGGCTACGAAGTCAAAACCGTGACCCTAATTGGTATTCCACGTGACGGCTCAGAAAACGACATCATCACCCACTCAGAACCGTATGACCGTGAGATTGCACTAGAAGCCCTGCGCTGGCTAGAAGATTTACGCCAAGTCACCGAAGC